CAGCCGTCTCGATCGTGGGCGACTCGTTCCCATTCAGGAACACGACCTCGATGGTCGAGCAGTCCTGCGGGTTGGCGAGCAGGTAGTACGCGGTCGTGCTGTAGCCCGTGTAACTCGTGTTGTTGAGATACCGGCTCACGAGGTTCTTGAACTTGCCGGCGTGCGGGTTGGCGACCGGGTACTTGGTCGAAGCAGTCGTGTCCCGAATTTCCATCGAATTGAACAACGCAGCCGCCATGGCGGTGTTGTCCGTGGACACAAGCAGGATCGCCGGAGACAGGCCCAACGGTTTGCCGTCCGCATCAACCTGGTCCATGAACTCTTTCTCGACCTCGGTCAAGCCTGTGATTCCGAGTGCGCACGTCGAGGTGGCGACGTAGTTGTTGTTGTCAGCGAGGAAGAATGTCGAGTTGTCCATGAACTCCGTCCAAAAGACGTCGTTGATGGACAGGCCACTGCCGCGTCCGAGAACTCGCGGTACAGTCGTGATCGCACCCAGATCGTCGTTCACGATGTCGGTACGGCTGATGTCCAGCATCAATCCGTAGGTCTCAGCCTTGTTGGTGAAGGATTCTTCCGCGAGCGTGCCGTGCTTGATCTCGCCGCCCGGAGCAACCTTCTTGTACTGGTTCGCACCAGTCATGCGGTATGCGGTAACTTCCTTGAAGTCGTTGACCGACCGCACGGTGCAGATTTCGCGCCAGACACGCTCGACGGCGAAGAAGCCTTCGAGCAGGAACTTGTTCGCGACGTTCGACAGGATGCCGCTGATGTTCACGGCCGAGCCGGCAGCACTCAGGCGAGCGTCGCCGAATGCGTATCGCAGCACGTCGCGGGGGTTGTCGCGGAAGTAACGCCCGTTGTAGCCGTTGGCCAACGCAGCTTCGAGCAGAAGTTGCTGAAGGCCCATGCGACCGTGGAAGGTCTTGTCGGCGGCCTCAAGCACCTTGGCATCAAACCGCTTCTCCATCTGCTCAGTCTGCAACTTGCCAGACTGGAAGCATGCGGCGAGCAGGACGTCGTCGTTGACGCTCTGCGTTGCGCCGGTGTGAACGGCCGGAGCAGGCTTTCGGTTGGCACGGAGCAACTCAAGCTCTACCTTTGTTGGCTCCCAGCCTTCCTTGGTGGCCTGGGCGATGATCTTGCGCGAGCCTTCGAAGTCGTACTTCGCGGCCAGGTCCTCGATCGCGGCGACTCGCTCGCTCTCGGCGGCAAGCTTCTCGCGATTGGCCTTGATGACCGCCTCGACGTCGGGCTGTTCGACGGCCTGGGCAGCCTTCAGCGGCGCGGCCGGTGCAGCAGGTGTGGCCTCTTCGGTCTTTTCCGAAGCCTTGACTTCGGCTTTCCATGCAGCCTCAAGCGCCTTGACCTGCTCGGCCTTCAGCGACTCGGGGTTTTCAAAACCGCTGGCTTCAAGCCACGTCTTGAATTTGGGGTCCATGTTGTTTACTCCAGTAGCCATCGCGGCGATCTTTACAGTGGTTTTTCCGTCGGCCGCGATGGCTAAGAACGAGACCTCGGAAATCAGTGATTTGCCGGCCACATAGACCGGACCTTTGTGTGTTGCGCCGTTGACCTTGACACTCTCGCCTTCGGCGATGTACTTCAGGTCGGCGAGCGATCCGCCCAGCGATGCGCGCCAGACGAACCCGCGTTTTGATGCTTGAACGATTGGCTTGACGTGCTCGTCGGGTCCGCACAATGAGCCCGTAACCCGTACCTTGCCGTCTTCGATCTGTAGCGTGCCCTGTCCAACGGGTTGTCGTGTATCGTGATCGCGAAGGACTGCGATCAGGTTGCTGGACGCCTTCATGCCGGCGAGATTCATAACGATCGGGATGCCCGGCATCGAAGGGGTCATGACGCCGCCGTTGTACGCAAGGCAATTGAATTTCTTGGCCTCGTCATCCTTGTCTCCATCGGCGGCAGCGAGGATCTCGACCGGCGCAGCCTCAAGACGAAACGACGAGTCTTCGAATTGCTCTGCGGCGAGGATTGTGTTTTCGGGTTCGTTAGGCATCCGTTCCGCTCCGTTTCTTGGCAGTCTTGGGCTTGGGTGTGACGGGCTTGTCGACGACAGGCTTCTCGACCGGCGCCTGCGGCTTCGGGAAAATCTTGTCGACGATTCGCTGCTGGTACTCTTTGAGGGTCAGACCGAGAGCCTTAGCCTGCTGGCCCATCTCGTTTTCCCAGTCGAGGCCCTTGCGGGCGTACTCTCGGGCAAACGACGTCATGCCGACGCCAAGCTCGATCTCGGTGGACTTGCTTTCCTTGACGGGGTCGACGTGCTCCAGACCGTCCCAGAAATACTGATGGTCTGGACGCACAGCCATCTGACCGGCGTCACGGATGGGGTCGTACACCATACGTGCTTCAAGCAAGAACTCGTTGAACAGCCGGTCAATAATGCGGTTTTCGTTGTCGGCCTGATCAATGCCGACTGCCTTGTAGAAAACTTGGTAATCCATCCGGCCAGAGGCGTAGTTCGACTTCGACGAGTCGCACAATGCCACGTTCAGCGGCATGTTGACGCACCGCGAAGCCTCATTCATGGTCGTACGGACGAACTGGTCGTGCCCGGAAGTGGGCTGCTCGGCCTTCAACTGGTTGAGCTTCGAGCCGCGGGGAAGGGCGGTGAGCATGTTTCGCTCAACCTCTTCCGTGCTGAAAGGCTCGATCGGGTCCGCCTCGTCACCGTCGACGACGCTCTGTTCTAGAACGGCCGAGTAGTTAGCCGCGGTCTCCGCAGCCTCCACCACAGCCATTCCGTAACGTCGCAGCATCGCGTATAGCGTCAGGCCGGGGACGATTTCGGAAATGCCGCGGTGTTGGCCCGGTCGATCTGGCCGAAACCAGTGCAGAACTTGCGAAGCCTTGTAGACGTCGGGCTTCAAAGTCGTCAACTGAAGTGATCCTGGGTGCTCGGGCAGGATGTCGTACTCGGCAGGATTGCCGTAGCGGTCAAAACGGATTCCGTCGACCGCATTCTTGTCCAACATACTGATGTATGGGGTCGTTACCTGATCGGCTTCAACCAGGATCACGTCCAGTTTGACGGGCGAGTCGACCTTCGGATTGGTTACAAGCAGTGCGAAAGCCTCGCCGTCGACGACCTTCGACTGAACCATTGTTCGCAGTTTTGACGCCAGATTGATGGCCTTGCACCACCGGGCGAACTCTTTCTCGACCAGCGAGTTAAGTTCGGTGTTCGCAGTGAGCATCTGCAGACGCGGGCCGGTTCCGATGATGTAGTTGGCGAGCGTAAGGACGATGCCCTTGGCGTATGAGTTGTTCGCAACCTCATACCGAGCCCGCATTCGCAGCTTGCGTCGAACTTCGGCCGAATTGGCGGCGTCCGCGGACAATGCGTCCGCGTTCGCCCACCATCTACGCATGCCGTCGGGGTCCGCGGAGGCATCGTAGCGAGCCTTAAGTCTCGATCGCGACAGGTTGACGCGAGAAAGCACCATCGAGGTCTTCGATTCAGACCTGATGGGGTTGCCGAGATGGTCAACGATTAGGCTGTCGCCCATTACTAAAAAGCCCCCGGCGGCACCTGCCGCTTACGTCGGAGCCCAAAATGCGAACTATTGGCAGCGGTTTTTGCCGCGATATGCTTCTCGGCCTCGATCAGCTCGCGTAGATCGCGTGCCTCGACAGACCCGCCGTCAGTCTCGACCTTGCGAGGTGACGCCGCGTTCGTCTCGATAATCGCGTTGATGTCTTCGCTGCTCATTTACAGCAAGAATTGACACGCTCGCGTGCTATGTGCAACTGGTAAAATGGGCGTGAGCAATCAAAGTGCCATATATAGCACACGCTTCAATAATTGTGCTACTAATGCACAGAGGATGGCTATCTGTCGGGGAGAATGTAGTCTGTGAACTGCATTTTGTTCTCGCTTGTAAGCGAGTAGAGCAGAAGCATGTCTGCATCTTGTATGCAGGAGTTGATTTTCATCAGTTCAATCGGCGTAGCGACGAACCTGGCGTCGTCGATGATTCGGAATACCCAAGAAGGGAAGGATGTGTCGAGTCTCATGCAGAAGCCGTCGAGCCGCCCGCCGCAAAGCGTGACGACTGGGTCGCTTGGTCGCCTTCTTCGGCGTCTTCGGCGGTTACTTGGCATGTATGACTTTGCCGTGCTTGGAGAATTCGATGTCTTCCCTGAGCGTGATGCAGTCAGAAATGGCCACGCACTGCCGCAGCCAACCCGGCTCCCTGGTTGCAACCGCGTGCACGGCCGCTTCGAGAGACTCAATGTACTGAGCAACGTCTGACGGAACCTTCGATCTCCATTCTGGTGTCGGACGAGCCCTTTTCATGGCAATATCTCCCGATTTCGCTCCAAAAGGTCGTCGATCTCGCCCAAAAGCACGAAATAGTCGCTCACGGACAGGTGTTGACCGGCGGGTGGGGGCTGCATTCGCTGCCTCGCTCGCTTCAGGTAAATCAGCATTTCGACGTGCGCATTGAGCAGATCGTCCATGTCCTGCCACTCTTCAGTGTGCGTTCCGGCGTAGTGACGCTCTTTGATGGCCCTGAAGTTCATGCGATTACCTCAGTACCTCTCCAACTTCCCAAGAAACGTAACCACCTGCTCCATCTTGCCGTCGTAGACTGCTACCGCGGTCTTTCCGTTGTCGAGTTTCACCCGCCACAGCGACCGGTACTGAACTGTATCCCTGACGTGCTCCGCGCGTCTCGCCTTGATGTCAGAATTGATGCGGGCGTACTCTTTTCTGCCCATCGTCGAGCCAAATCGTTGCCGTGCGCGCCTTCGAGCATGTTGACGAGCGACTGACGGGTCCGTTGTCATACATCATCCTCCAGCCCAAGGTCGGGCTCGTTGTCGTGAAATGCCTCGGCAATCCTCCTCATCGCGTCTTTTCGCTTCTTTGCTGCTTGTTCCTCTCCAAAAGCAGCCCCCATGACGTGTTCAGTGGTCAAAATGCGCTTACCGCAGTGCCGGCAGAGGCGCTCGCGAATGATGCGGTTGGGCTTGTGCCGGGTACGAAAAACGCGCAGATCGCAGCATCCGCAGCGTGTGCAGGCCACGCTTTCAGGCTGCTTTGGTTCCGGATCTGGCTGTTCGCTCATCTCCCACCCCCTGCACCAGCCATTTGTGCCCTGCGTTTCATCTCTGACAGGCTCATAGCGATCCTCTTCGTCTTCGCCACCTTCCCGCCGCCCGGTGGAACCGCACCCAGCATCGAAGCCGCCGCCGACGCACCGACCAGCACGTCCAGCAAGTGATTGTCCCGGTTCACGAGCAGCTTCCATTGCCATACCTCCCGCCCCTGACCAAAGGAAAACACTGGCTCCTCGGACGTCAGGTGCTCAGCAAGCATTTGGTGCACATTCTGGTCGCGCCCGAACAGCGACAGGCTGCCTGGATCTCCCAACGGAACCGCCAAGTGTTGATGGACAAACGTCTTCCAGTAGTTCGTGTCGATCCGAAGGTGCCGAATCGCCCGGTTCTGTGGCTTGGGAATAATCCAATGATGTCCGATGCGGTCGCCGCCCCGCGTGTCGTACTCCGTCATCGGTTTGTTCGTGGCCCCGATGCCGATACCGCGGGACGGCATGACGACCGACGAATGCTTCGACGCCCGACAGAAGTTGTATACGAGGTCCATTTCGTGACCGCTGTCGACCATGAGCTTGTCGATCTTCATCTCGGTCTTGTCGTGCCGCAGGTACTTTCTGCTGCACAAGTCGTTGGACAGTGCATTCAGGCCGGCGAGGATGGCGCCCTCGCGGCCGTGGTTCTTGTACAGCCTTTGCAGCGTCCGCTGGACCTTCTGGTGAGAGAAATGGCGGGTTGTCTGCTCGGGCCAGTACCCGTAGTCGAGTATCCATCCCGTGAAGTTCGCCGACCATGCGACGACAATCCAGTAGTGCAGGTTGTCGTGCACGTCGATCATGCCCGTAATCCAATCCGCTTTGCTCGGTACGACCCCTCTTTCGAATCCGTGCAGCTTCTTGAGGATCTCATCCTTCTTGACGAGCGGTGTCGCCCCGGCTTCCTCGCCGAGCGGCTCGTTCTGGTACTCGGCGTAGAACGATGTCGGACCCTCGATCTTGAGGTTCATCGCGTACTGAACGGCGGATATCTCGTCCTCGTTGAACCGATGCTTCCATGTCGGCACGGCCCCCGCGTCCATGTCTGCCTGGTTCGAGCGGTAGAAATCGGTCGCCGCAGTAGGCTTCTCGTCGTTCTGCTGGGCTGCTCGACGAAGATTCGCGTAATCCTCCCAGAGCTTCTCGTTTGTCGGCAATGAATCAAGCAACCGGGTCTTAACACCTGTCCATTCGGGGTGCTTCTTGCGGTCGAGGTACTGAAACGCGAGATCCCCCTGCTGGATGACCGTGCAGGGCATGGCGATAGCGATCTTCCGGCCGATGCCGGCCAATCCCTTGACGTCGCCTTCGATGATCTTGCTGCGGGTGTCTGTCTGGATGGCCGAAGATGCCGACTCGCGGGTCTGGGGGTCGTCCAGGATCACCAGATCGGGCCGAAGGATCTTACCGCTCGCCAGTGTCCGCTGCGGGCCGCGGATAGCCCCCGTAATCGCCGCAACGCGTATTGCGCTGCCGCCCGTGTCGACCGCGTTCTTGCCCCCCGCCTCCTCGTAACAGCGAAGCGGAAGGGTGGCCAACACAACCTCGTCCGCCCTCCACCCGATATCCGTCGCGACCCCGTCGAACGTCTGCCCGGCTGCCCGGCGGGTCTGACCTTCGAGTCGCTGGATCGCGTAGCAGCAGTCTGGGAAGTCCCTGCATAGCAACTCGTTGCGACCCAATTCCATCTTGATCGAGTTGATGATGATGCCGGCCAACTTCTCCGTCGAACTGACGATCGTGGCGAACCGCCGGTGCCCGTACAGCATCGCCCAGAGCCCGGCGCGGACGCAGATCGTGGTCTTACCGCCCGACCGCGGCATTGCCAGTGCGAAGAATCCGCCTTCGGACATGCACTCCTGCAGACGAGCTATGATGCGAAAATGGTCATCGGACCATGGCAGGAAGAACGCCTCGGGGAAGTAGGTCTCCAGGAACAGCTTGAGGTCCAGCCTGCACCGCTCACGCAGATCCACGTCGCCAGGACCAGGCCAGTCGGCGCCTATGTCTCTGCCAGACGCAGAGATACGCTTCGATCGAGCGATTGCTCGCTGCTTGACCTTTTCGTATGCGCTGGCAGCCAACCGCTGCTTGGTCGTATTTTTCTTCCGTTTTGGACTTGAACCAGGCAATCCATGCCCCTTATCATCGTGGACGAGTCGCCGAACGAGTCGCGCGTCGGCTCCAAATCCAGGCCATTCCGTAGCCACTGTAATTGTATCCTCCAAATATCTGCCGGTTTACCGTCACAGACCCCTAAAAACAGGCGAAAAACGCCGTTTTGGTCCACCCCCATTCCTGAAGGAAAGAAACTGCACCCGACTTATTGGCTGTTCCCGTGGCACCCCCCCCGGCGTAAAGCTACACTGGAAGGACCCGCTTTTCCAGTCACGCTTTACGGATTCAGCTGTACTTTACGGATTAAAGGAATCACTGTAATCGTTATACTTGCACTTCAATCGTAAAGCCTAGCTGAAGTTCAGCACCACTGTAACAGTATCACTGTAATTATATACTTTACTGTATGGTGGGAATTGACACTAACGAAAGCCTAATATTCGGTGCACCACATTGCAGTATGCCTGTAATGTGCAGTGCATCGCGTTCAAGCTGCGCTTATACGGCACAATCAGACGGCTTATCGTCTTCCGATCGGATGCTGCCCGCGCTCGTCTGCCGATAATGGGGTGCACCGATTCGGTCAAGAGCCGCGCGCCGATCCGGAGTGCACCATTTTTGCCATCTGCCGATTCAAGCTACGCTTGAATGCCGGCCGTCTGTAACGGCGCATATATAAGCGCATGCGCCCTGGTCTGCCCTGTCAAAAAAATTCATGTCAAATTGCCTAATGCGTCTTGACAGTACTGCCGATATGCAGTATATTACCCTTGATCATTGACAAATGAATCGGGTCTGGACGCCAATGAGCCGGCTCTTACCGGTACAGCTAACCAGAGACAACGCAACGCCTGCGATAGTTCGGCCCTGGACGACAGGGCGCCGGTCTGCGATTGACCGGCCGGGCATTACACTTTGCCTCACAGAGGCAGGAGGATATGACGATGTTTTACAAGATCACAGCAGAGCATTGCAGTGGAGGCAGCGTTGGTCACCCATGCACCAAGGGGATCTACTCCGATCCGACCGATGATTTTGAGGTGCGGGTTGAAACTGACACACAGGAGGATGCAGAGGTGCTCGGTGCCGAGCGATTGCGCGACCGCGTTGACACGTGGGGTGCGTGCGATTGCCAACGGAAGAGACTGCCTGGTTCCAATGCCTGGTGGGCGTCCGTGGCGATCATCGCAGAGCAGATCGGATAATTCGGATAATTAATTTGCCCCCGCGCCGCTGGAACGGCCGGGGGCATGGCCCAAACTACAGAGGAGTTCAGACAATGGCCAAGAAACGCTACACCGCAAGCATGTATGGGATTGGATCGTCGGAGCACGCTACACTCGCTGCCGCCAAGCGCGGGCTGGCGAAGTTCCGGCGCGAATACCGTCGCACTCGCGCCTCAATGCCCTACCCTCGCCAGACCATAGCGGCGGATGGAGTACAGGTCTACTGTGACGGAACTTTGTCTGATGACCTCTGCCCAAATT